TCATCATCCTAATCAAATCTTCAATCATCGAGTCGATCATGTCACTGAATGACGATTCTCCATGCAGGGCAAAATCTGTCATAGCTTGAGAGGATTGCGCCCCGAAGTTGTTTACTGCATCGGTCAGGGTTTCCATTGCGGTTTTGCCGGTGTCGGCGAGGGAATCAGCAACCTCTTTGCTTTTTTCCCCCACACCTTCAAGTTCTTCCTTTGCCGCTGCTAAAGCCCGGTTAAAAGTCTCTTGGCCTATTGCTCCAGCAGATAGAAGGATATTAAGGTTCTTGACCGTTTCAGCATACTCTTCTGTAGGTGTACGCAGGGCTTTCTTGAGAGCCAGTCCCTCCTCCTCCAGTTTGTTGAGTTTGTCTTGTGCGTTTGCATCCTCGGTTTTGACCGCGATAGTATCAAGGATCGCCTCGGCCTGTTCAAGCTGCGCTTCAGTCGCCCCTTGCATTTTGAGGTGATATAAAGTGGCTTCTTTTGAGGCCATCCCGAATGTGTCACGCTGGAGTTCAAGAGCTTTGACCTGCTTATTGATAGCCTTTTCTAAGTCCTCTGCGGCCTTTACTTTCGCCGCCCTCGCTGCTTTTTCTTCTGGAGTTTCCCCTACTGCCCCACCGCCAGTATCCTTGCCAGTATCTTTGCCAGTATCTTTTGGTGGGACTGGTTCTTCAAGCTTTCTTTTAGCCACTGTCAATTTGGCAATCTCAAATCGTAGATTTTCAATCCGTTTTTGATATTCTTTCGTGGCTATTACTGGAGTTTTAGGAGTAATATTTTTCTGTAAATCAGAGATTGCTTTTGTTCTGTCTTCTATGCCTTTTTGTATTTGCTCATAGGTCGTGGCCTCATCGCTGGCCTCTCCTATCATGTCTTTAACGTCTCGATATACGCTAACCCACGCACCAGCAGCGAAGCCCCATGCAGCCCCTACTCCACCTCCCAGCTTAAACCCGATTGCCGCTCCAGCCGCAAGCTCCCAATATTCACTCATAACTTTAAATTCAGTGGAGTTCGTAAAATCCTTTACGCTTTTCCCCATATCATTAATCGCGCCAGGGATATCTTGAGTAAGAAAATCCTTATTGCTTGCCACCCACATTGCCATATCGGCAGCAATCTGTCCAAGTCCAGGGGCAATAGCAACCAGCGCCCCGGCAAATGAGTTTTTAATGACTACCTGTAAATCGTCTATGTTGTCCTTCGCCTCCTCTGCTCCTCTAAGCAGCTTTTCGTCAATCTCTACCCCAAGCCTTTCAAAACGCTCTGTCAGGGTGTCGATATTGTCAACCATGAGAGTCATTCCGACCCCGGCCTTTACCCCAAAAGCTGCGGCGGCCAAAGAGGCCCTATCGTTCTGATTAGTAACATTCTTGAGGGCATTGAAATAGATATCAAGGGCTTCTGTGGTATTGTCTGCGGCTACCAGTTGCCCCATAAGAGCCTTATTGTTTTTGTTTAGGATGGTATAGAGTGTTCCGGTCCCGGCCCTCAGATCACCGATACCAACGGCAAATTTAGAGAAGGCCTTGTCCAGCTTGTCGGTAGCAACTCCAGACCTGTCAGCAATATACCTATATCGCTGTAGTGCTTCGGTTGTAATACCTATCTTGTCGGCTGTTTTGGCGATTGTATCAGCATACTCAAGGTTTTTCTTTATGGCGTAGAGCATCCCGGCAACCATAGCGGCCCCGGTCATAACGCTACGGAAAGAGGTGACAGATTTTAATGCACTTTTAAACTTGGCGCCAACCTTGTTCATGGCCCTCTGCATACCCGTAGCGTTGGTCTTGACAGCGTTCTTCGCCTTTTTCATGTCACTGGCAAATTGAGCGTGACCGGCGCTGAGTTCAGCTCTTAATGTTCCAATCGGGGCTGCTGCCATTTTACTTCCTCTTTTCCTTCCGGCCACCAAAATATGCCTTGAGTTCCGCTTCCATTCCCGGCCTCGCTCCCTTGCGCTTATTGCGAGTCAATGATCCATACTTAGGCAATTTCTTCGCCCGTGAAAACGCGGCTATCATCCACGCTTGTTTGTCGAACCTTTCAAGCGTGGCCTCCATTGCGATCCGCGTCTGGTAAGGAGTCAGGTTCCAGAATTCTACTGGACTGATCCCCGAGACAACCGCCGCCCGATATGCCTGATCCAACCAGTCAGGGTCCGCTTTTTTTTTACCCCGTCCCCGTCCGGTACGCCCTGGTCGCCAAAATATGCCCACTGCAAAGCCTGTTGAACATCATTTGCGAAGGGTATCAATGGGGGCGATAACTCCATTAGCTTTTCGGGAGTCATTTCGGGGTGATTTTCTCTCATTCCTACAGAGCCAACAAACGCCACTGTCTCAGGCTGGAATAAATTCGGACTGTCTCCGTACTTCTCCGCCACCTCTGCAAGTACAGCCCAAGTGTAGCGGAGAGAGTACGACTTGCCGTTGATTGTCGTTTCCTTCAGCCCGGTTATCATGCTGCCCTCGTGCCGACAACCGTAATTGTTCCGGTTACATCCTCATCAACACCGCCGCCTTTGCTGTAACTCAAGACGCTGGCGTTCTCGATGGTAGCCGTTTCAGCATCGGTATAAGTGATTTTGAAGCCCAGTGTAGCGGTGTTGGCTTCAAAAGCGGCAATCACGGCATCGAGGCCGGTGTCGTCGTGATCCCATTGGAGAGTAAACGACCACGGCCCTTCAGCAAGCAGGCCAGCCTTGACTTTCCTCTCCGTGTCACCAAGATTCGTTCGATCACGTTCGGGCCTTGATGGATTAACATTGTGATCCAGTATGGTTCCGACCGTGGCAAATGCCAAGGGGGTTGCCGTTGCAGCCATTCCCACTTCCGTGTACCCGGTGGAGTCGTGGTCTACGGAAAAGGTTTCGCCGTCTGAACTGACATTTTCTACTACCCATGTAGTGTTAAGGCTTGCTGCATCGTCACCAGCCACATCCGCCACAGTGACAATATCGCCGTTTACAAGTCCATGTGCCGTAGCCTTGGTAAAGATTGTTGGGTTTCCCGGCGCCGGGGTAAGGCCAGTTACTGCTTCCCCAGATGATCCAGTCGTGATTTCTAATGTCGTTCCTTGAGAATCTAATACGCTCATGATATTTTCCTCCTATTGTTTTTTTATTCTTCATGCCATATAAAGTAATCTTGCATTACTCTATAAACCTCAATCTCTTTCTGGTAATCATCCCGCTCTGAATCTATCAGGCAGGAACCTATAACCGTGCCTGAAGCTGTCCCAGAATATCCGTCAAGAGCTTCCCTGATAGCTCCTGCAAGGGTCTTTGCCTCTGTGTATGTCTTCGCCCATGATTCTATTTGCATACGCGGGTGAGCGCGTCCATTAGGCCCCTGGAGGTGGTGATCTCTCATGCCTGTGATCTTGGTGTAGAGAATGAGGGGGTAGGTGGGGCTTTGGGGTATAGTTACCGGATAACAGCGGGTCGTGATATCCTTCACCGTGGCATCGTTTATTAAGATATACCTGATTGCCGTCTCGATCATAATCCAACCACCTGAAATAACGGGTCTGTGTTCTCTATCCTTCTGGTTGCTATCTCAAAATATTCCTTTGAAATCTCTATGCCGATAAAGTTTCTTTTTAATATCTTTGCCATTTTTCCAGTAGTTCCGCTTCCCATCATCGGGTCAAGAACCGTATCACCTTCATTGCTCCATGAGATTATGTGGTCGTGTGCGAGTTGTTCGGGAAAGATTGCAGGGTGTCTATGTGCTATCTTGTCTTTTGTGCTACAATTATTGCCTACGCTATACTCAAAAACATTACCTACCAATTTAGTCTCTTGAACAAAACCCTTTGCGCTTCTATCTCCAAGTGAATCTGAATCTTGCCGCATTGTAGACGTTCTTTTCTGCCCCGCTGATTTGCTATGACACACCATTCCATTAAAAGTACTTGGCTTGCCATTACTTAGAACAAACATATACTCAAATTTTTGTTCGTACCTGTTATGACTTAGCGGTGGCCCTTCTCGCATATAAATCATTGTGTCGTGTAGGTTAAAACCTATCTCCTTGAAAAATAATGCTTGCTTAAATGATGTCCCGGTTTCGCTCCCCCTGATAGTTGCATCACCAACCACCCAGACAACCACGCCACCATCTTTCGTTACCCTGTAAAGCTCTTTAGCGATTCCTTCAAAGTCAAACACATAGCCGTTATAGGTGCGGAGGTTGTCGTAAGGCGGAGAAGTCACGGTAAGATCAACCGAGTTATCTGGCAGGGTCTTCATTGCTTCTAAGCAATCGCCTTGAATGAATTTCATTTCATTAACCCTCGTTTCTGACCCGCTGTTAATGTGCCTTTCGCCGCTTTTTTGCTCAAAAGCTTTGCCGACTTTTCCAATGCTTTCCACATTTCTTCACCGATCCGTCCAAGAGCAATCTTCTTATTGGCGTCCCATGCGGTGCGAAGGAACGGATGTGGTGATATGTGACCCCTTGCCGCCCCTGTTTTCGTGAATCTCTCAGAAGTTCCAAACTCAAACAAATGAGAAAGTGGATGGCTGGACCCTACGTACACCGTCACCCTCGATCTGTCCTGCCTGCCCCGCTGTGACTTTTTCAAAGAGGTTCCAACTTTGATTGAGTCCACTATTGCCTTATTATCAAACGGTAAACTCTGAGCGTTGGCCTTCGCTGCCTCTTTTACTGGCAAGGCGGCTTTCTTCAGGGCGTTGCGAACGACTCCCTTTTTCATGCTCATAGTGGGGAGCTCTGAAAGAGCATCCATCAGTTCCTTCATGCCGTGTAATTCAAAGTTGAAAGCCTTGTTTGCCATCAGCTATCACTCCTCACACTGCAGACAAGTTCAATCCCGTCTTTTCGTCCCAGTTCTATCGGCGGCTGTAAATCATATTCCCGCCCTGCATCATCAACCAACATACACTGAGCTGTTATATCATCCCGATACCTGATACGATATTTCACTGTAAGCGTTGCCACAACCTGTTGCGCGCTCCACCTTTCGGCCCCACGGAGTTCCAAACGCTCGGCCCACACGGTCCCCGGGAGGGTTACGGGTTTGACTTTATTATCTGTGTCGCATGTTTCCGTACCCGCCGCCGTGAAGGTGTCATAGACCACAAGCCCGGCGCCGAAGTGATCCTCTTCCGTCTTTGTGATCTGATAAAGTGTGCCTAAAATGAGCGTTCCCGTTGCGATCTCGGTGCCGACCTTCACAAGCTCGATCTCGGTTTCAATCGGCTCCCCGAAGTCGTTCTCCGTGGTGACCATTTCATAAAGCGTCACTATGCGGTCCATCCTGCCTGCTCTCATTTGCCAGTTCCTTTATGATAAGAATAAGAAGCAAGATCGAAATAATACCGTGCGATTAGGAATGGATATTTTATCCATTCAAAACCCCACTGAATCCAACCACACAGGGATGCAGTCCAATACCATCTATGCTGATGACTTACCTTTCCGCCACAAGTCCATCCTGTTTTTAACTTTCTTTTTTTCATATCCTCTCCTTTCAAAATTCAAACTCCGTATGGATCTGGTATTGTCTCAAAAGTGAATCCACCGCATCGGTGATCCTGCCAACCGATACCCCAATCACAACCTCCCCCCTATTCTCATACAGGTCTGATAGCTTCAAAAGGATTGCCGATTTGATGTTCTCCGGGACCGCTACCGCCAGCCCATACCCGCAAATAAAGACAATCTTGATAGGCTTGTCGGTATAGAGGGTTCCGGAGGGCCATGACTCGTTCGGCTGTAAGATAATCCGGCCCGGCTCGGAGACGATATCCGTGTCCGCCGTCGAAAGAGTTTCATCATAATCATCATCATCTGTGAGCCGATAAGTCACGACTGCCGACTGC